TGATAATACTCATATAGCATTGCACTGAGAAGACTTAGCGGGCTACCAATCTCAGATATCACTCATCGCCACTTGGCTGTACCGAACCCCTTCCCAATCTGCCCTCCTCCCGACTTTCCCTACGATTTGCCTCATGTCCCGCATGAGGAAATATCGTGTCCCGCACCATCAATCTGATCGTCATCCACTGCGCTGCCAGTCCCAACGGCAAGGTACTTGGCGCTGCGCCCAGGACGGCTGCTGCTGTCATTGACCAGTGGCATGCCCAGCGTGGTTTCCACCGCCAGCCAGCTGCTGTTGCCGCCTATAACCCTGATCTCAAAGCCATCGGCTATCACTTCGTCCTAGACGTCGACGGCACCAAGTCCACCGGCCGCGCCCTGGATGAAATTGGCGCGCATGTGGCTGGCCACAATGCCAACTCCATCGGTATCTGCATGGTGGGGACTGACCAGTACAGCACCGCGCAGTGGGGTGCGCTGACCAGCCTGGTGAAATCGCTGCTGGCGAAGTATCCGGGCGTGTCCGTGGTTGGCCACCGTGATCTGTCCCCAGACCTGAACGGTGACGGCACGGTGGAACCCAGCGAATGGACCAAGACTTGCCCCGGTTTCACCGTCGCAGCCTGGCTGGCTGCCGGCATGAAGCCGCAGGCCAAGAACACCCTGGCCAGCTGATGCACCGGCCGCTCATTTACCTGTTGCTGCATGCCCTGGCAGCCCACCGTCTTCCGTTATCCCGGTGGCGGGTGGCTGGGAGCCAGTCCACACCGGTAGGCCATCGTTGCCCAAGCGGTGTGGCCAAGGCCAGGCGTGCTGCAGCCAAGCGAAGGAGCCGCCGCCGTGCAACTCGCTGACATCCTCACCAACCCGGTTACCCAGCGCCTGTCTCAGAGCAAGTTCTGCACCACTGTCGCCCTGGTGGCTACCACCTTTGCTTTGGTCTGGGAGGTGGTGCATGGCCGCGCCACGGAGTGGCTGTATGGCCTCTATCTGGCCGCATGGGTAACCCATGCCCAGGCTAGCAAGCGGGCGGCTATTGCCCGTGATGCCCTGCCCGCTTCAGCACCAGGAGACGCGCCATGAATCTGTCCATTCCGCTCATACCTACCTGGGTAAAGGCCGTCGCCATCGGGGCCAGCCTGGCCTTCATCACCTACCAGGCGCATCAACACGGTGTTGAGTCTGGTGCTGCTGACCAACACAAGACGGATGAAACCGTCCGTCTTAGCCTGGTCGCTGACTACGAAAAGCAGCTGGGCAAGTTCAAAGACCAATGGGCCGCTGAGCTGACCCAGGCCCTGCGTGACAAGCAAGCCTTGGCGCAGCAGGCCAACCAGGTCGGTGCTGCCCTGCTGGAGACGCGTGCCCAGTTGGCCCGCACTCAGCAGCAACTGAAACAGGAGATTCCCCATGTCGTACAAGCTGATGGTCCTCGCTGGACTGGTGTTGGCCCTGCAGGGCTGCGTCTCTATGCCCAAAACCTCGGCTACCCCGTCACCGCAGGTTATCCGGGTCTGCCCGCAGCCCACCCCGGAGATGCTGCAAAAGCCGATCAAGCCGGCAGCGCCGGAGCCGGGCTATCACCCACAGACCTTCTGACGCACTCGGCGGATTACGGCCAGTGGTGCCAGAAGCTGGAGCAGCAGCTGGATGCCTTCATCACCCTGCACACGAAGGACGCGCCATGAGCGAGCTGACCATTCAAAACGAGCAGGGCCAGTTGATGGAATCCCTGGAAATAAAGGGCGCTGAACTGGCGGCGGTCGTCGGCCAGATCGCGCGGTTCGGTGGTGATGCGGAGTGTGCAAAAGAGGCTGCAAAGCGGCTGTCCGAAGCACTGTACTGGGCAGACCGGGCGATGGGGGCCTTTGATGGATCTGTTTGAGCGTGCCCAGAAACTGGAGATCGAAGAGCGCGAAGCCCACATTGCCGAACGCCAGGCGCGGGTCCCGCATGGCCAGCCATCCACGCATTGCATCGATTGCGGGGGCGAGATTCCGCAAGAACGCCAGGTCGCGGCACCGGGCCTGCGTTGTACACGTTGTCAGAGCGCCGTTGAGCGCCGAAATGGGGGGGGCCTGTGACGGTCAATGTTGATTTTTGGTACCTGGTCGGCCTGCTGCTGGGCTTTCTGGGTGTGGTGTTTACCTTCGGCAAGCTGCTACTGGCTCAGATTGAGCAGCGACTGGATCAGCGTTTCAAGGCGATTGACGAGGCGAACAAGGCCACCAGCACCCACTGGGACACCCGCTTTGCCGAGCTGATGGAACAGAACCGGCGCGAGGCCGACGGCTGGCAGCGCATCGAAAAAGACTTCCTGCGCTTCCAGGCTGAACTGCCGTTGCAGTACGTGCGCCGGGAAGACTACGTCCGCAACCAGACCGTGATCGAGGCCAAGCTGGATAGCCTCGCCCTCAAAATCGAAAACGTCCAATTGAAAGGACAGCAGCAATGAATATTGATACCGCCAAAGTACGCCGCGAGAGCATCCGCTGGTATCTGGTGCTGGCCACCTATAACGCCCGGCCCAATGAGATCACTGAGGATGTGATCCAGCAGACCATGCGCGCCATCATCCCGGATGTGTCTCCGCTGGAGGTCCGCAAGGAGCTGGACTATCTGGAAGACCGCGCCATGGTGAAACTGCGCAAGGAACCATCCGGCCGCTGGTGGGCGGACATCACCCGCTATGGCGTAGACCTGGCTGAGTACACCATCGACTGCCAGCCCGGTATCGCCCGTCCCGAAAAGTACTGGGATAAATAAGATGGCCGCACGTAACAGCGTTTCCATGCTGCCGGCCGAGGTACGTACCTGGCTGGACCAGTCTCTGGTCGACGGCAACTTCAGTGGCTACCAGGCACTGGAGGAGCTGCTGCGCGACAAGGGCTACAGCATCAGCAAGTCGGCAATCCACCGCTATGGCCAGAAGATCGAACGCCGCTTTGCTGCGATCCGCGCCAGTACCGAAGCGGCCAAGCTGCTGACCCAGGGTGCATCGGATGATACCGACACCCGCTCCGAAGCCTTGCTCGCCCTGGTACAGACCGAGCTGTTTGAATCCATCGTCAACCTGCAAGAAGCCGGTGACGAGGATGTCTCCAATGAAGACCGAATCGCCATTCTGTCCAAGGTGGCCAAGAACATCGCCACCTTGAGCCGAGCCAGCGTGAACCAGAAAAAATTCCGCCTGGAAGAGCAAGCCCGCATCGAGCAGAAGGCCCGCGAGTCGCTACTGGCCGAGCAGGAGCAAAAGCTGGAAGAACTGCGTGGCTCGGATGGCATGTCTGCACAGATGGAAAGCAGCATCCGCCGCATCCTGCTGGGTAAAGAGTGATGACCGAGACCGTACAGCAAGCCCCGTTAAAAGCCCTGGGCAGCCCGCGCAAAATTAACCTGGCCGAGGAGCTGGAGCTGGCCGGGGTGGTAGTACCGCAGGAAGTGGCCGAGGCCATCCCGGCCGAGCAGCCGGTATTTCTGCCCTACCAGCAGCGCTGGTTTGAGGATGAGGCCCAGATCATGATCGCGGAGAAGTCGCGCCGTACCGGTCTGACCTGGGCAGAAGCTGGCCGTAATGTGGTGAAAGCCGCTCGGCCACGCCGCCGCCAGGGCTGCAATACCTTCTATGTGGGCAGCAAAAAGGAAATGGCGCTGGAGTACATCGCTGCCTGCGCGCTGTTCGCCAAGGCCTTCAATGAGCTGGCCAAGGCGGATGTGTACGAGCAGACCTTCTGGGATGAGGGCAAGCAGGAGGAAATCCTCTCCTACATGATCCGCTTCCCCAAGTCTGGTTTCAAAATCCAGGCGCTATCCAGCCGCCCCTCCAATCTGCGCGGCCTGCAGGGTGACGTAGTAATTGATGAAGCAGCTTTCCATGAGTCCCTCGAGGAGCTGCTCAAGGCGGCGCTAGCACTGACCATGTGGGGCAACAAGGTGCGGCTGATCAGTACCCATAACGGGGTCGAGAACCTGTTCAATGAGCTGATCCTGGAAGCCCGTGCCGGCAAGCGTGATTACAGCATCCACCGCATCACGCTGGACGATGCCATTGCGGATGGCCTGTACCAGCGCATCTGCTACGTCACCAATAAGGAATGGTCAGCCGAGGCCGAGGGGAAGTGGCGGGCCGATCTGTACAAGAACGCCCCAAACCCCGAGTCGGCCGACGAGGAGTATGGCTGTGTCCCCAAGAATAGTGGCGGTAACTGGCTCAGCAGCATGCTGATTGAAAAGCGCATGTCTGCCGACACCCCGGTGCTGCGCTATGAGTGCCCGCAGGGCTTTGAGCTGGAGCCGGACCATGTCCGCGCCAGCCACTGCCAGGACTGGATTGATTCGGTGCTGCAGCCGGAGCTGGACAAGCTGCCCAAGGGTGTCCGCAGCTTTGACGGTGAGGACTTTGCCCGCAGTGGCGACCTGTCGGTCCACGTCCCGCTGATTGAAATGCAGAACCTGGTCAAACGCGTGCCCTTCATCCTGGAAATGCGCAATGTCCCCTTCCGCCAGCAAGAGCAAATCACCTTCCACCTGTTGGATAACCTGCCGGGCTTTGCCGGTGGTGCATTCGATGCGCGGGGTAATGGCCAGTATCTGGCCGAGGTGGCTATGCAGCGCTACGGGGCGGATCGCATCCACCAGGTGATGCTGTCGGAAAGCTGGTACCGCGAACACATGCCCCCGGTCAAAGCTGCCCTGGAAGATGGTGATCTGGACGGGCTGCCGAAGGACAAGGATGTGCTGGCCGACATGCGTGCCGTACAGATCATCAAGGGGGTGCCGCGCATCCCGGACACCCGCACGACTGGAGAAGACAAGGGCAAGCGCCACGGTGACGTGGCTGTCGGAGTAGCCCTGGCCGTGTATGCGTCCCGCGTGATTGATGCCGCACCGCTGGCCACCAGGGGCTACAAGTCCATCCCACGCGGGAGCATGGCCATGTCGGCCCGATTCGGGCGCGGTACCTGGTAACGAAACGGAGTGCAAAACATGCCGCAAATTGTGGATCACAACGGGCAGCCGATTAACACCGGTCTGCTTAAAACCACCATCGCCACCCCGACCACCACCGGGGTGCGTCAAATCATCGCCTCAGCGAGTCATGGGCTGGACCCGGAACTGCTGGGCCACATGCTGCGCCAGGCAGTGAATGGCGATGCCAGTGCCTACCTGCGCCTGGCCGAGGACATGGAAGAGAAGTACCTGCATTACGGCTCTGAGCTGTCCACCCGCAAACGTGCCCTGGTTGGCCTGGAGCTATACGTGGAACCGGCCGGCGACGATGCCGTCAGCCAACGTGCAGGCGAGCTGGTGGAGCAGGCCCTGGCCCCGATCAAAGAAAACCTGTTCGACATCCTGGACGCCATTGGCAAGGGTTTCAGCGTCCATGAGATCGACTGGGAAACCAGTGCCAAGCAGTGGATGCCGGTCGGCCTGTCCTACCTGCAGCCCTACTGGTTGCAGATCCGGCGTGAGGAGCCGGAAACGCTCTACCTGCGCTCGGACAGCAATATCTATGGTGAGGCGCTGGCCCCCTACAAATTCATCACCCACAAGGTCAAGGCCAAGTCGGGCGTGCTGATCCGGGGCGGCCTGGCGCGCATGGCCTGCTGGGCATTCCTGTTCAGCAATTACGCCATCAAGGACTGGGTGACCTTTGCCGAGGCCTATGGCCAGCCGCTGCGGGTGGGCAAGTACGATGTGTCAGCCACGCCGCAGGACATTGAAACCCTGCTCATGGCCCTGCGCAGCCTGGGCACCGATGCTGCGGCCGCCATTCCCAAGAACATGGAGATCGACTTTGTCGACGCCGGCAACAAGACAGCGTCAGTCGATATCTATGCCAGGCTGACCGAGTACTTCGATAAACAAACCAGCAAGATCGTGCTGGGCCAGACTTTGTCGACCAATACCGGTGGCGCAGATGGTGGCGGTGCCTATGCCCTGGGCAAGGTTCACAACGAGGTACGGGAAGACATTCTGGAGGCCGATGTCGAGCAGCTGGAAGCCACCCTCACCCGCGATTATGTAAAGCCGGTGGTGGACCTCAATATGGGGGTGCAGTCGGCCTACCCCACCATCAAGCTGCGGATCAACAAACCAGAAGACCTGACTGCGCTGGCCGGGGTGGTTAACACACTGGTGCGTGCTGGCTTGCCCGTCGGCCAGGAGTCGACCTATACCCGCTTCGGTCTGGAACGCCCCAAGCAGGGTGAGGCGATACTGGTGCCGGTCGAGACCCCGGCCCAGCAGGCGATGAATCGCTATCGTGCGATGAATGCCCTGCAGCCTGGCCAGGCCGATCCGATGGCACCGCTCCTGGAGCAGCTGACCAGCAAGACGGCCGACCCGATGGACGCCATGTTGCAGGTGATTCGCCAGGCACTGGCCGACGCTCCGGATCTGGAGTCCTTCCAGGCGTGGCTGACTGGTGCGTTTGGTGACCTGCCAACCACTGAGCTGCAGCGGGTGATGAATACCGCCTTCAGC